AACAAGCACCAGAATTTACTGTTATAAAAGACACCCGTGAGCAAGACGGGTACTACTTTAGTAAGTTTAACACATGTTCTGGCATGATAGAACATAAACTTGACACTGGAGACTATTCCATACAAGGATTTGAAGATAAAATATGTATAGAAAGAAAAGGATGTGTAGAAGAACTTGCAATAAACCTTGGTTCTAAGAAACATGCTTTCATGAACGAAATAGAAAGGATGAAAGATTTTCCTCACAAATACTTAGTTTTGGAATTTTCTTTAGAAGACTTGCTTAAGTTTCCAAAAGAAACTAGAATACCAATAAAGAATAAAGCGTCTGTAAAAATTACTGGTAGATACATGTTAAAATGTTTAGTTGAATTTGAATTGTATAACGATGTACACGTTTTGTTTTGTGGTAATAAGCATACTGCTTTTTTAGCTGTAAGTAGTATATTTAAAAGGATTAACGAGATGTATACAATTGGAAGGAAATCGTAATATGATACACGACAAAGATATACTATACGATTTACATAACTATAATGCGAATATAGATAGCAGAGAAATATTTCTACATAATCATTATGGTTCTAACGACGAAGATAATCCGGGTGTAGAATACAAGATGTCTAACACATTCTTAAAAAACTTAAGAGCATTAGAATTAAAATCATCTAATCCAATTATTATACACATGCAAAGCGTTGGAGGAGAATGGTCTGATGGTATGGCTATATATGATGCTATATCTATGTGTAGATGCCACGTAACAATTATAGCTTACGGACAAGCAGAATCTATGAGTAGTATTATTTTTCAATCTGCCGATTCTAGACTTATTACACCAAACACATATTTTATGGCTCACTACGGTTCTACGGGTGCTAATGGTGAATATTTAAATGTGCAAAACTGGGTAAAGTATGAAAAACACATATGCGATATTATGATGGACATATACTCCAACTCTTGCGTTGATGGTAAATTCTTCAAAGATAAGTATGGCTCTAAGCCAGAAGTTGACAAGGTTAAAAATTTTCTGTATCGTAAATTAAAATCTGGCGATTGGTATATCACAGCAGATGAAGCTGTTTATTATGGTTTCGCAGACGAGGTAATTAATACATGGCAAAAACTGAAAAGCTAAAACAAATTGATGAGGCTTGGCTTGGCTTGGACTCTGTAGATTCGCAGATGTTTAATCCAATGTCTATGTTAAATCCAGACGAAGATGATTTCAATCTTAAACTTGCTTGGCTTATGATTAGGCCAGAGTATTTATCTTTTATGTCTTATCATATACTTAATATACAATTACTACCATCTCAGTCTCTTTTCTTAAACGAAGTGTGGCAAAGAAAGTTTCCTATGCTTGTTGCTAGTCGAGGCTTTGGCAAATCATTTATGCTATCTTTATATGCTATATTGAGAGCTTTGATATTACCTAGACGTAAAATAGTTGTTGTGGGCGCTGCGTTTAGACAGTCTAAAGTTTTGTTTGAATACATGGAAACTATCTGGAGAAATTCTCCTATGCTTAGAGATATATGTGATAGTGATAGTGGTCCACGTAGAGATACAGACAGGTGTACATTAAGATTAAATGACAGCACAGTAACATGCTTACCTCTTGGCGATGGGCAGAAAATTAGAGGCCAGCGAGCTAATGATATTATTGCTGATGAATTTGCGTCTATACCTAGAGAAATATTTGAAAATGTTGTAGCTGGTTTTGCAGCAGTAAGTTCTGATCCGGTAGCAAACGTAAAAAGAGTAGCAGCAGAAAAAAAAGCAAAAGAATTAGGACTGACACTAGAGGAAGAACAGAAAGAACAAAGTAAAGACAATCAAATTGTTTTATCAGGAACCGCTTATTACGATTTTAATCATTTCGCCACTTATTGGAAAAAGTGGAAGTCTATAATAAAAAGCCGTGGACAACTATCTAAACTAAAAGAAATTTTTGGCGAAGAACCTCCAGAAGATTTTGATTGGACGCAATACTCTATCATACGTATGCCCTACGAATTATTGCCTAAAGGATTTATGGATTCCGATCAAGTCGCTAGGTCTAAAGCTACTGTCCATACTGGTATATATCAAATGGAGTACGGTGCTTGTTTTACAACAGACTCTCAAGGTTTCTTTAAACGCTCTTTGATAGAATCATGCGTCGTCAATGACAAGGAAACAATTAAAGATCGGCAAGGTAATGACATAATATTTCAAGCTCAGTTAAAAGGTCAAAAAGATAAAAAATATATATTTGGTGTTGACCCTGCATCAGAAGTAGATAATTTTAGCATTGTAGTATTAGAAGTAAATTCTGACTATAGAAATATAGTACATTGCTGGACTACGACAAGAACAGAACATAAGGAAAAAGTTAAAAAAGGTTATGCTAATGAAACAGATTTTTATTCATACTGTGCTAGAAAAATTAGAGATTTAATGAAATTGTTTCCATGTATACACATAGCTTTAGACGCACAAGGTGGCGGTATAGCTGTTATGGAAGCTTTGCATGACAAAGATAAGGTTCAAGAAGGAGAACACCTTATATGGCCCACTATAGATGACGACAAAGAAAAAGATACTGACGGCGAACGTGGCTTACATATATTAGATATGTGTCAATTTGCCAAGTATGATTGGCTAGCCGAGGCAAATCACGGGATGAGAAAAGACTTTGAAGATAAAGTATTACTTTTTCCATTCTTTGATCCTGTCAGTATAGCTATATCTGAACACGAAGATAATATGAAAAATAGAATATATGACACACTAGAAGAATGTGTTACAGATATTGAAGAATTAAAAAATGAATTATCTATGATACAGATTACCCAAACAACTAGCGGTAGGGACAGGTGGGATACCCCAGAGGTTGTTATAGGAACTGGACGTAAAAAGAAATTACGTAAAGATAGGTATTCGGCTTTGTTAATGGCTAACATGGCTGCTAGAACTTTAGGGAGAATGCCTACTGTTGCACAACCCTCATTTTACGGAGGTTTTGCAACTGGTGGACATTCTAGCAAAAAAGATGAGAAGATGTACACCGCTCCTGCTTGGTTTGAAGATGGCATGAAAAACGTGTATTAATTAGTATAATCCAATTACATTCCAATTGAGGTAAATAATGAGCGACGACATGATTACTTGGTCAGACGACGACTCTCAAAGCAAAACAGATGCCATGTCTAAAATGTCAGATAGCGTAGAGGCTTATGCTGGCTTAGGCAAGACTCAAGGTAGTACTTATAGACATTTTATAGATATCGAGCCAAACCGCTCAGTAAGACCCGGATTTAACGCTAATGATTATTATGCATTTCGTCCCGGCGAAGCAGTTCCTAATCAGCAGCGTAAGATTATTAAAATGTGCATGGACGCATATGATAAAGTTGGAATCATTCGTAACATTATTGATTTGATGGGTGATTTTGGCAGTCAAGGTATTAACATCGTACACCGCGATAAAAGCGTTGAAAAGTTCTATCAACAATGGTTTAGAAATGTAAACGGTAAGGAAAGATCTGAAAGGTTCCTAAACAATCTGTATAAAGCTGGAAACGTAATTATTTATCGTAGCTATGCTAAAGTTACTCCTCAACTTAATAACTACATGAAAGCTTTGTCTTCAGACATTAAAGTAGAAGTGCCTAACTTAACTAAGAACGAAATACCGTGGCGTTATAATTTCTTTAACCCCTTGACTGTCAAAAATCAAGACGGAAACTTGTCTTTATTCATGGGATATAAAAACCATTCAATAACTACTAACTCTTTCTTTGATAAATTTAAGGCTGGAGACATACCAAACCACGTTTTGGAAACGCTACCACCAAATGTCAAACAAAGTCTAATTCGTGGAGAAAAGGAAATACCTTTAGATCCAGAACGACTTAGCATGTTTTATTATAAAAAAGATGATTGGCGACAATGGGCTAATCCAATGATATACGCTATTCTTGATGATATTATTATGCTTGAAAAAATGAGACTAGCAGATCTTTCTGCCCTTGACGGAGCCATTTCTAATATTAGATTATGGACTTTAGGTAGTCTTGATCATAAGATTCTTCCCAATAAAGCCGCTATAAATAAGTTGCGTGATATTCTAGCTAGTAATGTGGGTGGCGGTACAATGGAATTGGTTTGGGGTCCAGAGCTTTCATTCCAAGAATCTAGCACAGATGTTCATAAGTTTTTAGGATCAGAAAAATATACTTCTGTTCTTAACGCTATTTACGCTGGTCTTGGAGTTCCTCCTACGCTTACTGGGATGGCTGGAAATGGCGGTGGATTTACTAACAACTTTATATCATTAAAAACATTAGTAGAAAGACTACAATATGGTAGAGATAGATTAGTCAAATTCTGGGAAAAGGAACTGGAGATTGTACGAAAGGCTATGGGCTTTAGGTATAAAGCTCACATACAGTTTGATCAAATGACCCTATCTGACGAAGCCTCTGAAAAGAACCTTCTCATTCAACTCGCTGATAGGGATATTATCAGTCATGAAACTCTTCTTGAGAGATTTAAAGAGATTCCTCAAATTGAAAATATTAGGATCAAACGCGAACTTGACAAGAGAGATAGTGCTGGACCTCCCAAGGCAAGCCCTTATCACAATCCTAACCATGATCAAGACATAGAGAAAATGGATAAACAGGGGCAGATTAATTTAAAACAAGAAAAAGAAAAACAAAAATCTGTTAAACGTAATACCAATACAGACATTAAAGATAATGGTAGACCACCAAATAGTCTGGATAATGGGCCAAGAAAGAAACGTGTTGAAAAACCAAGATCAAAGCCATCAGTCGCAGAATGCTTTGTGTATGCGGAAGAGTCTTGGTCTAAAATATCAGAAGTTATTACAAAAGCTTTTCTTGAAGTTAATCAAAAGAAGAACATGAGACAGCTAACCAAGGCTCAGTTTGCTGATTTAGAAAAATTAAAACTAGATATATTTACTAATTTT